CAGTAGTCTAATCTTGGACTTACGGCTGGTAATACAGGTATTAGCTTAGCAAAGACATCGCATGCATACCAAGGCCTAAGATGCGCTCAGCAGTCCCACCATATTTCTCAACGGCTCGTGAAGCCTTACCGATGAGGGTGTTAGATGGGAACATGGACTCCAATTCCGTCATCTTATGTGATATATAACGGACTGGAGATACGCGCGACGCCATAGCGTGCGCCTGATGCACTACTTGAGCCGAGGCAGGTGATGAAGACACGTTGCCACTAGGGACTAGCGTGCCTACTTTCGGCATGAACTCAACGTGATACATGAGCTCAACTGAAAGGACGTCCGTGCTTACTGCCATGCCCTCGCCGCGAATCAACAGTTGTGATTTCCCAGCGCAAGTGGTAAATGCGCCGGGTGCGCCCAAAGCGAAACCAGTTGCTGTTTGGTACACTTCGGACTGTTCATACTGAAAGACATTTGCGTCCAGGAAATTTAAAGCACCTGGCCCGACTATCGGGAAAGTAACTTCAACGCCATTCTCAGCCATCAATTCAGACAACTGAAATTGAAATCCTGAGGGTAACGATTGTAGCTGCGTAGAAACGTTGCTACTGCCGTCATATGGTACGTTAAAGCAATCCCATGCCTGGGCCAGTGTTACACCGTTACCGAACTGAATCGGCAACTCGTACGAAGCAGGTATAATGGCTCCGTATATACGTCCCTGTGAACCATTGAAGTTTGTCAATGCCTTAATCCTCACTCCTGCTGCTACAATGCGATATGATGAGCACTGTGTGGCCAAATCGGCTGCAGCAATTACACGACGTAACGCTAATCCGGCCGGTTGTGCGACAGCTGTGTAGGTTAGTCCACCTGTGATGGTGCCTAACGAACTGGCTACCGTACCGTAGACAGGATGTTGGTTAATAACCATATCAAAGCCACCGCCGCTATTACTAGTAATAACAAAAGTGGTCCTCGATTTATAGGTACTCGTCCGTAAAGAATAAGGTTCGGGCACTCGTACTCCATCAGCCTGTGGGGAAAATGGGTGTAACAGTGCTAGCGCGTAATGAGAAATCGCGCTTTTCTTGGGTTTAACTGTCTTTGCTCCCTTAACAGGAGCTTTGACTTGCTTAGGCTTCTGAGCTTTGACTGGAAGGGTGATTTTCTTCTTGCCTTTACCCATATTGTATAATACAACGTTTAAATTAGTGCCTGCCAAGTGTGACGGTTACGCGAGGTAAGCCCCCAGCGGGATAGGGTTGACATCTTCACCAGGGGTGTAGATCTTTATCAACTCCAAATCCGCTGTCGACTTGGCTCGATGTAACGCATCACGTATTTTGCGGAGCTCCCCCAGTTCTAATTGGAACTCACGCGAAACCAGTTCCTCGAGGATGTTATCGTCTCGAGATGCCTGATACGGATAAACGCCACTGGTGGCGCGAAGTTTTAGATTGCGATCGAACTGAGACAGTGACTTCACAAAATTGGTGTACTTAAGAGAGTGCGGATTAAGCCCGACCTTACAATCGAACTTATAAATACGTGCACAGGCACGTATGTAATCCGCAACTAATGGTACGTGATGTTCTGTTACCATATACCCCTGCATCTTAGCCACCCATGCTTCATATGTCGATTGTTGCACGGGGAGCTTCATCAGCGCCTTAACAGGAGCCAATGCTGATGTGGGGGAAATTAATGGCCTGGGGTACTTACGCCCTAAGAATGAGCAAGGCTCCTCGGGATTGCTTATTTCCAACTTAAACTGTAACCCACATGATGATGTCACCCGTTCGATCACGCCCGCAAACGCCAGTGGTGTAATTACTGACGGTGGGGGCAGTACGAACAAACTATCATCACCATAGATCAAACAAGTAAGGTCATAAGCTGCCTTCGGGGTCATGCCACACTCAATGCATGCGTCATAGAATTGGAAACGGTTATGTACACCATTCAAACAACCGGTGCAACCAGAGCCAGAATTGTTTTTGTTGTGTATATCAACAACATGACCCTTACACTTTAAAACTTTCGCTCTATCATTCTCCAATATTCTATTGACGTCACTAAGTAAATCATTGGGCATCATACGGCGCGCTAATGTCTCCTGCACGCAACGGCCAACGTCTCCAGTACGTTCATCCAACTTGCTGTAATCACCTTCGCCACGTTTGGCGCCTGTCGCAACACACTCATTAGATAGAGACACAACCGCGTCAGCTACCTCTTGAGGAGTCTTACCTACCATGTACCATCGCGTAGCCTTCAAAGCGATCTCCATGGACCTAGCTAAAGCACCGGATTCAAGTGTATGCCCGCCTGATGCGAGGTTAATACCTCGCGCTGGGCCGGGTTTGTGCACTGTTTCCTGTTTAAGCCAA